TACAGAAAGAAATCCTGTATCATCTAAGAAATTACCATCAAGTTTAGATTCACCACTTATATTACCTCTTGCTGTACAAGGATTTGTTTTAGCAATGAAGAAATTTTTATTATCACTTGTAGTTACATAATCACCGTCATTAAATATACCTTTGACATTTTCTAATGTTAATAAATTTAAATCACCATTCATAACTTTAACTGTTGCTGTTGCTCCAGTTAGAGCAGCTGTTACAGTTGTATTTACTATTGGTGTTGCTGATACATCTTTTATTATACAATGTTGTGTATAATTACCAATACCACCATCATCAAAATCATGTCCAGGATCTTGTATTTTTAATTTTTTAATTGAACCAATATCATCACTAAATGCCCAAAGTTTAGCACCTGATCCTGCTGTCACATTTGTTTGTGTTAAAGTAAATGATGTACTTGAAGTCCCACCTGTGATAGTACCAGTCGGTACACCAGCTGGATCTGTTGGTCGTTTATATACTAATATTCTTTTCTTTACTGTATCGTGATTAGCAACAACTAGTGTTTTACTATTTGATGAAGTCACTACTTCACCTACTGAGAAATTCGTACCTGATGTTAAAGTATCATAGTAGATATAACCACCCATAAATACTTTAGGTAATGTTTTATATTCTGAACCAGGATTTGATATACTTATCTTTTTAATAGCACCATCATCTTCTTTAGCAATGGTATCTAATTCTTCTCTTAATTCACCATACTTTAATTTTTGATTTCTAAGTGAATCTTCTAGTAATATACCTCTATTATCTAATATAATTTCTATGGCAGCACTGTTTGCTGGAGCTGATACAAATGTTATTTTAGTACCAGCTTGATCAGTTGTAAACCCTGTTGTTCTAGCTATCTCTGAACCATTAACAAACACTTGTACTTTTCTAGGATCAAAACCTAATGTTACACCATTGTCATCTAAACCTGAAAATACTGTTTCTGTACCATCTCCCGTAAATGGGTGTATACCTGGTTCAGTAGCTGTTTCTAATTCTATGTTACCGTCTGTTACTTCTATGAAAGCTTCTGCACCAGAACCTTCTGTTCCTGTGTTAATAAATACTAGTTGATCATTGACAGTAAATCCTGATCCAGCATCATCAATAACTATTTCTGTAACACCACCTCTACCGATACCACCTATAACATTAATTGATGCTGTAGCTGTACCACCTTTAGGTGAGTTATAATTGAAAGTTTCTGATTCTGTATATAATGAACCTGACGATACTTCTTCTGTATAAAGACCACCACCCATTGTAATAGAGTCTGGTCCACCTGAGTAGTGAGGATATAAATCTGTATTTTCATCTAACACGACACCACCGTCTTCTGTTAGAAGAACACCCACTCCTGATCCTGTCTCTAGACCTATAGGTCTTGCTTGATATTTGTGACCACCGAAAGCATGTTCAAAGATTAATTCATCTCCATCTTCCATTAATATATTGTCACCTGAACCATCTTCATCAACAATATAAATTGAGTCTGCTGATTCTAATCTAATAGTATCTTCTAAGTTACCAGAGATACCATCTTCTAAACCTACATATAGACTACTATCTTCTGTAGATATATCTGACATAACACCACGAACTGTCGCTGTTGCGTCTACTCTTAATCCGTCTCTGTCTGATAATACGACTGTATCACCTGGAGAGAATGTACCGACATGAGGTACAATTAGTTCTAATTCATATGCATTCAATGCATCGTTTGTTCCTGATATTCCTGAGGCATCATTAATATAAGCTGATGCGACAACTGTAGCACCTGTTAGTTTTTTAACTTGTCCTCTTTTATAAGCTGTTAAGTCTTTATCACTAAACAGTCTCATAACTGTAGGTTCTGAGAATTCTGATTCAGAAGGTTTGATTACATTGTCACCAGGAAAAACAACTTCTGCTTCTAGACCATATAGTATTCTAAATAAAAATTCGTATGATTCTTTCGACCCTTTCGAAAGATATAATTCTTGTACATGCTTCTGTAGTAATCTTTTGTTTGCCAATACATCTCTGTCAATGAAAGGCATGAAGTCTCGTCTAAAATATTCTAGAAAGTCTCCAGATGTTTTATCTACATCAGCATATGATAATAGATTGTTTGCTGCTTGTAAAGGACTTGCTGTAAATGATGCTACTTTAGCTGTCATACCAGAAGTCTTACCTGTTATAGTTTCTTCTATATCAAATTGTGTTTCTGAAAATTGTTCAATATAAAGGTTTGAACTATTACCTATGACATCAATTCTTGCAAGAGCTCCTGTAGAATCACCTACAACATACTCTCCTGCTTCAAAAGATGTTTTTTGAGCACCTTGAGAATCAACATCTATTTCATAATTAAATTTAGCAGAGGTTACAGAAGACGGTGCGTAAGTACCAGATTCTTGTAAGAGATTACCTCTCTCACCAGCATCATTAAAAGCTTCTCCCGCTGTTGTCCCGTCTTCTAAACCAATGTAATCAATATCAGCCGCATCTTTGTAGACAAGTTGACCTTTCTCTAAGAATTCAAAGTAAGACTTTAAAAAAGAGACAAACCGAGGTCCATCTTTCTGATAAAACTCAGGAAGAAGTTCCTCGACTTGATCGGCTATTCTGTCATGAAAAATAGGCATAGTATATTAATTATGCTATTGCAACACCTACTTCTGCTAAACAAACCCATGTAGATCCGTTGTAGTAAAGTATAGCTGCGTCACCTACTGCATCAAAGGTGATTGTTGTACCATTAGCGAAAGCTGCTGGTGTAACAACTGTTGTCTGACCAGATGAAGACTCTACTTTAGTGTAAAGAATTTTAATCTGACCAGTTGTTCCTGCTGCCAAAGTAACTGCATTGTTACCTGAGTTATCAGTATTTGTAGTAAACGCTGTAACTGCAGATGTAACATTAGCTGCTCCAGCTCCTGTTAAAGATTGTTCTGCTTGAGCAAAAGCTAAGAAAGTAGGTAAGTAATTCAATACATTAGATACTGATACTTTCTTGTTAACTGGAGTTCCAGAAGGATCATCAATTACATGCAATAAATCTTCGCCTGCAATACTTGTGCTTAAATCGGTAAGCGCCGTTATTTTTTTATCTGCCATTTTTAGTTCCTCTTAAAATTAAGCATTAATTAAACCCTATTACTAGGGAATTCTACTCCATGCATACACATGGACCATTATTTAGGAGTAACTAGATGAGGTTGTGTACCCTACTCCAGCACTCGTTTCACCACTAGCTACTGTATCTGCAGTACCGGATACTGTAATTTCAGAAGCTGTGATATCCAACAATTGGTTCCTTGACGAAATGATATCATTCGAATCAGGAATAATTGTGAAATCTATAGATGTGTCTGTATTAGATGTTGAACTATAAGTCAACGAATTGATACTGACTACACCTGTTGAATATATTATAGTACCTGCTGTATTATCAGCGTATACTCTTGTTGAACCGTCTAAGTAATATCTTCTGACATTACCATTACCATCGTCATCATAGAAATAATTATTATCATCTCCAGAGATGAAGAAACCTGTTGATGTTAAAACACCACCACTACTCATGTTGTGTCCTGCATGAGGATTATATACAGCGTTACCAAAGTCTAATTTAATAGACGACTTTGTACCATCTACAACAGCTGTATAATTTTTTCTTAATTTGAGGTTTGTAATATTTGAAAGAACAGAAGTTTCTACATTGTCTATCTGAGCTGTTAATTGTGAATGTCTAAACAAAGTATCAAAACCTGATAATTGATTATCATCATAAGCAATGATTGATGCTCTAACTAATGTTTCTAAAGCTGATTTAGTCTGAGATGTTTTAGTTGGATCAAATTTAAATTTAGTATCTACTAATATTTGTAATATCTCTGCATCAACAATTTCTGGTCTAACTGTTAGTATACTTAATTTAGATAAGTTGTTTTTTAAATCTGTCTTTTCTGCTGTTGTTAAATTGTTTGAATACTGAGATGGTTTGAGAGCAACAAAAACTTTTCCATATTGTACTGGATCATTATCTTCACCACCCCATACAGCTATTGAATCAGCTCCAGGATATAACTCTTGTAATTTAGCTTTGTAATCTTGAACTGTAACTAATCTATTTTGAGATGTATAGAATTTAGAAGCTGAAAATTTTATTTGATCAACTGTTTCTATATCTTTACCACCTGACGCACTAACTGTATTAGTAAAAGTAACATCTGAGTTACCACTAATAGAAGTAGACATTGTAAATATACTAGCACCATTTGCATGGTTGATGTCTGTTACGAGGTATGATATACTAATCTGATCACCATCTTTTGGTTGAGCACCAATGATACCATCTCCAAAATAAATTTCAAATAACCCTTGATCATTTTCTTGAATGTAATAAACATTTGATGTTGATTTAATACCTGTTAAGTCACCTGCTCTAGACCATGCAGTGACTGTATTGTTTGAAGTTACATTAACTTTTATTGTAGAAGTATCAACATTAGAATTTAATAATGAGAATCTTTGATTTGAAACTTGATTATCATATCTGTAAATATCTGTAGTCAATTTACCTTGATAAACTTCTAGATCATTAAATGTAAATGTATTCCCAACTGGTGCGATTGTCTTATTATCTAGAGAGATAAATGTGTATGATGTCCCATCAAATACTGTTGTGAATTCGTGTCCTCTATTGATTGTTAAACTAGCTGGTGTAACACCACCGATTGTTGGGTTTGTAACTGTTAAATCAAATACTGCTCTGGCAGCTGTTCTTGATGCTGGTGTGTAACCTAATTCTTTTGCTCTTGATACAACATTCTTTCTAATCTGAGCTGTGTCTAAGAACATTTCTGAGGCAACCATATTAGCATTGAATGCTGATGTATGAGCTGAGTATGCAAGTAAGTCAATTAAAGTTGATATATTAGACCCCTCAAAATTATAATCTTTAAGTTCTGTTTGACCTTTAAGATATTCTTTGAGACTATTTGATACTTCATCAAAGTCTAAATCTGTTATATTAATGTTTGAACTGTTTATCGTTGCCATTATCTTACTCTCTGTAAAGTTATATTTATTTCGTGTGGAGATGGGTCATTTCTTACAGTAAAATACATAGATACATCTAAACTATTTCCCTCTAAAAAAGACACAACATCTGTAACAGTAGCTCTAGGTTCAAATTTGTTTATAACTGCTTTGATATCATCTTCTAGTATATCTGAATCAGTTGTTGATAATTCAAATAACATACCTCTTAGATCAACACCTAAACTAGGTTTAAATGGTCTTTCATAAAGATTTGTAGACAATAAGTTTCTGACTGATCTTTTGATAGAGTTGATATCATACTTTAATGTTAAATCACCACTCTGAGGGTGTAATGTCATATTAGTATCGATATCAGTAAACCATCTACGAGCTACTCTTGAACTTTTATTTTTACTATTAAACTGTGCCATATAGTTATTTATGTCGGTAACGGTGATGTATTTGAACTACCTACTGTTATATCTTCGGAAAAACTTAAATCGATAGTCTTAGGAAATCCTAAAATATTTAAGAAGTCACAAAATGTAAATGTAATCCATTGTACTAAAGCACCTAATCCTATAGCTTCAAAGAATTTTGTAACTGTTTCCATCCATTTTACTAATAAGTATCTTGGCCAATTCTCACCAAAGTCTCTAGCAGCTTCTAATAATCTTTCTATTTTTCTTTCAGCTGTCTCTATTGATTCTTCAATCTTACCACCGATCAAAGATAGTAAATCAAAACCAGCTAACTTAACTTTTTCTAATTCTTCTATTAAATCAGCGTATGTAGCTTTACCTTCTTCTACTTTCTTTTTCCAAGCGTCAATGATAGCTTGTAATATTGATTCTACATTCAAGTCTGGTAATGGTATTGGTAGTTCTGGTAATCCTAATAGATCCCATATCTCTTTAAATATACTAATTAATTTTTTAAAAGCATCTGTCAATAAACCTGTCATACCACCATTTAGTTTACTACGAATATAAGACCATATAGTTTCTACTTTTAATTCTATTGAAGATAATCCGAAATCACCACCAAATAATTTATATGAATCAGGTAACATATCCCAAAACTTATTTACAATCTCAGCTCTTTTCTCAGCTAGTTTCTGTAATTCTTTTTGAAGATCAGCTGCTGATAATGATATATCATCTTTCAAAGATTGAATTTGATTTTTCATATCGTCTGTCATACCTGATAACTGTTTCTTAATATCTTCTACACCTTCAGGTGTGAATATTTTTAGTATATCAATCGATAGACCTAGAACAGGTATTGTAAAATTTATAGGTACTAGTTTACTAATTAATTCTAATAGTTTCTGTTGAACATACATAGGATAATCTTGTACTAATCTAGTGATCATTATTTCCCATTCTATTTCAGGTATCGATAACCCGTCAAACTTAGGATCATAGATTGATAGAAGACTTCTAACTTCATCTAAAATATCTTGTATTTGTTTTGCTGCTTCTTCTTGACCTGCAGCTATAAGTTGTGCTGGTAGATTAGCTAACTGACTAAACATATTAACTAAATCACCTTTAGTTGGGAGTATAACTTTCGGACACTCAAGTGGTGGTACAGTTATAGGACTAACTTTAAAAGCGACAGTACTCATTATCCGTTTAACTTAATTTTTGGAGCAATCATAGTAATGTCATCTACAGAAGTGATATTAGTTTTACCACCAACTGATATATCAGCATCACCAGTAATATTAACTGTACAACTACCTCCAATAGTTACTGTATCATCTTTAATTGTAACTGAATATTTACTACCTCTCGATACTGTAACAAAGTCTCCATCTTTGTTAAGTTCAATTCTAGAACCTGTGTTGTGCATGATATGTATTCTTTCAGCATCAGGTGTATCATCTAATTCTATTAAATGTCCTGATTCTGTTTCGTGAACATGATTGAAAGGATATGTAGGATTAAAAATTCTAGCAGGTTCACCTGGATATGGATCTATATTTGGATAAGCACTATCTATATCTTCTTTCATTGGTGACGAATTGACACCTTTTGCTAGATGATTGACACTTGGTGAACCTTTATATTCTTCTTTAGGATACAACTCACCTTTAGAATTACCTAATCTTCTAGGAGATTTATCGAGAGCTAATTTAAGACCATAGTTTCTATTAATGTGTTTAGGATTAGGTCCATCTGGTGTACCTTTATATGATGATTCACTTTCTAATCTAGGATCATTAAATCCTTCATCAGCTGTTCTTTTAACTTCTGTAAATGTTCTGTTGCCAGCATCATCAATCTTTTCATCTATTCTATAGATATCAGTCATAACACCAATGAAAGAACCCATAACAACTGGGTCTTGCATTTCTTCTGTATCTCTATAGAACCCCATAACAGTAGACCCCTCAACTAATCCATGATGAGATGTACCTATACCTGATACAGAAGCAGCAGTTACAGGCATCATTACTTGACACCATGGTAGATCAGGTGTTGCTATTTTTTGTTTATCCCAAGTGTGAGCACCATGTATTCTTACACGAACTCTGTTCTGAAATAAAGGATCGTATCTATCTTCTACAACTCCTGTAAACCAGACAAATCCTGTTTTACCTTGATACTTCATTATATACTTTCTCCATATTCAATTGCTGTTGTTTCTATATTATTAATTACTGAATCTTTAATACATCTAACATTTAGATCACATGATGAAGGAGTTAATACCCATTGACAATGTGTAATTAAATGTTTACCATTATAAAATAAAGGATCGACTTCTTCTTCTCCTGGTCTTGGATTAGGTATATCTAAATTTATTAACTGACCAACTGATATATCAGTTCTAGCTGATAGAACAAGTTCGACTGTATGATAATTTAATAGTTCATTAGTTGCTGCTCTGAATTGATGTGACCCTAAATGTATCTCATGATTAGCATGATGAATATTATTCTTTTCATCATTGACAAAAGATTGATCACTTACTAATATTTGATGAGCAT